TCACCAGTTTCGAATGATCAGCTCCCCCTTGCGGTTCTTGCTGCGGCCGCCACCGCCGACCTGGTAGAGGATGTCCACCTCGTCGATGGTCAAGCCGGCGAACGCCTGGCGCATCTCGGGGATGTCGTTCACCGAGATCACCATGCGGCCCTTGATGGTCCTGGCCAGCTCAGCCATCCGGGCGTACTGCTCCAGCCCGAATTCCACGCCGTAGCCTTCCGTGCCCCAGTAGGGCGGGTCGCAGTAGAACAGCGTGTGCTCGCGGTCGTACTTGGCGATGCACTCAGCCCAGTTCAGGTGTTCGATGTAGGTCCGGGAGAGCCGCAGGTGGGCGGCGCTGAGGTCTTCTTCCAGCCGCAGCAGGTTGAGCTTGGGCGCGCTGGTGGTCGAGGTGCCGAAGGTGCGGCCCTCCACCTTGGCGCCGAAGGCCATACGCTGGAGATAGTAGAACCTGGCGGCGCGCTGTATGTCCGTCAGGGTTTCCTCGGGTGTCAGCTGTAGCCAGCGGAAGATCTGGCGCGAGGAGAGCGCCCATTTGAACTGTCGGACGAACTCTTCCAGGTGGTGCTTGACGACGCGGTAGAGATTCACGAGGTCGCCATTCACGTCGTTCAGCACCTCGACCTTCACCGGGTCTTTGAGGAAGTACAGCGCCGCGGCGCCGCAGAACGGCTCGACATAGCAGACGTGTTCGGGGAACTGCGGCAGGATGTGCTTGGCCAGACGGCGCTTGCCGCCGATCCAGGGGATGATGGGTGTTGCTGCTTGTGCTTCCATTCCGTGTAAGCCCTTTCTAATTGTTGCAAACGTTGGTAGGCTTTCGGCCGCCGTGTGCACGGTAAGGGGGCCTTGGCCAAGGCTCACAGGTTCGTTCTGTGGGTTGCGGTGGCGGCCGAGGTGTTCCCGCACCACGGCCGTCGCCCTCTTCTTCATGCCGGTTGGAGCAGATCCGGCTCCTCGATCAAGCGCACCTCGTAGGGCAGCATCCAGAGATGCTGCGGGGTGATCCGATGCAGCGCGTCCGCCCGGAACAGCGGCTGCCCCGTTTCCTGAAACGCCCAGGCCGCCATCTCGCTGCAGAACCAGCGGTCGGCTTCCTGCCAGTCCCGATGCAGGCCCAACCCGGCCACGCCCATCCAGTCGTAAGGCTTCCCGATCTGGGATGCCGCAGCCGCGATGACGGCAGCCGCATCCGCGCAAGGGATGGTCATGACGGCCGCACGGCTGGCGTTGGCCAGGCGTGTGGCCAGCAACTCGCGCTCGACGCCGTGGAAGGCCACCGCACCGATGACCGAGGGGCCGTCGATCAGATCCACGTGGGACCAGGCCGACCAGGTGGCCACGCGGATCAGGGCGCTGCCGGGGTGGCGGCGCCGGGTGAAAAGGAGTTGGACGGCGGACATAGTCTCAGGCTCCGAAGGTCGCCGGCCAGCCGGTGGAGAAGTCGTAGGAGGCCGGGTCGGGCGCTGCCTCCATAGCGGCCCGGTGGGTCTCAGCGGCGGCGAAGGTGGCGGCATCCAGATCGGTTACGGCCGCGAAGATGTCCTCCGCAAGCTTCGCCGTGAGATAAATGAACGAGCCGTCCATCGTCTTCCACCTGATGTCCTGTCCAAGCGCCTGTAGCCGCGTCGTGTCGGTGCCGCCGGCGGCGCGAGCCGCCTTGGCCTTCTCCAGCAGGCCGAGGTGCTGGATACGCGACTCGGTATCTGTGTGGTACCACTTGGTGCCGACCTTCACGCCGCCTGCCTTGATAGCGTCGCGCTTGGCCTTGATCCTCTCCCACAACTGCATCTTGAGGTCTTCTAGAGTGGGCTCGGGGATGGTCTCGCTGAAGGTCTCGTCCGGTGAGCACTCCTCGGGACCGCCAACACACCGGAACTCGCGGAAGCTCTTTACTGCGTACCCCATGCTTGTCTCCTTCTTTAGTTGCCGCCGACGATGAGCCGGAAGCCGTTGATGTAGATGCCGAGCGTCCCGCCCGTCTGGCTGTAATAGATGATTGGCGAATACTCCGGCCATTCGAGCATCAACTCCCCGTTACTGCGCCCGCCCTGGGGCGAGCCGCCGGAGTAGGCTAGGACCGTGAGGGTGGCTGCCCCTGCAGACGGTCCAGCGTGTACGCTGCCTAACCATTCCCCCATCCCACCGCTGTTCTTGGCGAGCATCAACATAACGGACCGGGCAATGGTCACCGGAACGAGAGATGAGATGTTGAGTGCTGTCACCGCGGTGGCGGAACTGCCGCTAAGAGCGATCTGTTGCGTCTTGTACTGCCACAGGTCGCCGCGCTGGTGGAACTGGAGCAGGTTGCCAGACGCATCGGTCCGAGCGATACCTACCAGGGCAGCGAATGTGTAGCCGGCAGGCAGTGTTGGGGCAGTGCTGCTGAGGCTAGCCAGGCCGGCCACATTCACGCCGTTCGAGATGATGAACAAGTGGTACCAGGTACTCGCCGCTCGTGCCCCGGTGTCCAGACCTCCCGCCCCGTTTGCGGTCATATCGATCGTGCCGGCAAACCCGGTCACTGCCAGCAGCAGGCCGTTCACATCCGAGAGAACGATATCGTCGAGCGAGACATCGATCTTGGTGTTGGGCGCCACCCAATTCGAGTGAATGTCCAGATTCTTGAAGGCGCCGCGGGGTGGTGGTGCAATGGACCGCCAGGGCTCCCAGCTTGCGGCGCCCCCGTTGTAGGCACGGTGGAAGAGGTTCCCTTTGGAGACCCCGGCCGGCGCGTTGTACTGCTTGACGATTTGCAAGGCGCCGTAGTCTCCCCCGATCGACATACCTTGAAAGGAGATGCCGGAAGCGGGCTTGTTTGCGCCCTGGGTGTCGTTCGACGACAGCGCCTGCAGCCCAAGCCGGTAGGCGTTGAAATCCACGGTCGCGTGGGTCGTGGACTTGAGCCTAATAGGGTCGTTACCGGCGCCCGTCATGTCGAGCGGACCGCTCATAGCGTCGCCGCCCTTGTTGACGCCATCGGTGATCCCGTAGCCAGCCAAGGTTGTCGGGTTCGTCCCGCCCGTCACCCGGCCGCGCTGATCGACCGTCACCTGCCGATAGGTGCCGGCTGTGATCCCAGCCTTGCCGCTCACCATCTCCCAGGCCAGCGCCGTGGTGCCGAGCGTGATCGGCGCATCGGTCACCAGCTGCCAGAGCGAGTCGGCGTTCGCCGTGCCCTGCTCAACGGCGACGAACAGGCCCGGCGTTACCTCGATGGCCGCGTCGGCATCGGCCGCCCGCGCCCAGGCGCCCGCGGCCGCGATGTAGATGCCGTTCTCGAGAGCCGCCGCCTGATCCTTCACCAGCACCCGGTCGCCGCCGACCAGCACCACGCCGTCGATCGTCTGCAGGCCGTTGAGCGCGATCGCGCCGGTGGTGGCCACGCGCACCGACTGCTTGCCGTCCAGCTTATTGATCTCGTCGGTCACCTTCTGATCGACGTACTGGCGCGTGGCGAGCACCACGCTCGGATCGACTAGGAGCGTGACGGTGCTGGTGTTGCTCACCTCCAGGATCATGCGCACGTAGAGCTGCTTGTTGGAGCCGGAGGGTAGCGTCGGCTTGTAGGACTCGGGGAACTTGCCCACGGCGATCAGGGCGCCGGCGGCATCGAACAGGCCGACCTCGCGGATGTAGAAGCCGCCCACGGTGTCGGGGATCACCAGCTCGGCGACGATCCAGTTGGGATTCTGGGGATCGACGTAGAGGCTGTTGATCGCGCCGCGCCAGACCTCGTGCTTGAGCGTGGTCTGGGCTTCCGAGGGCAGGTAGTAGGCGCCGTTCTCGCCGTCGCCCACGGCCATGTGGGTGAGGCTGACCGGCACGCCGGTAACCTGGGCGTTGGCCAGCTTGGCGCGGCCGGTCGAAGTCAGGATGGTGTAGAAATCTGCCATAGCATCTCCATCAGGGGGTTGCTGGATAGACGGTCACGGTCTCGACGCTCCAGTGGCCGACGCCGAAGCGCGGCACCGTGCTCACCTGGTTGAGTTCCGTGAGTTCGTAGGGATAGACGGTGGCCACCTCGCCGCAGAGCATCGCGCAGGCATAGGCCGGTACCTGGCTGACGTTCGAGAGCGACAGCGTCAGAAGATCGAGGTGGGAGCGGACGTTCTTGTACTCGGCCACCAAGGCCACCATGGCGTCGAAGGTGGTCTCGTCGATGCCGCGCGTGGCGAGGTCGATGTTGATTCGGAAATAGCCGGGATCGCCGCCGTACTCGAACCACTCGGTGATGGTGCCGACGAGCTGCAGCGTCTCCAGCACCTGCTGCAGCGCCCACTTGGTGCCCTTGTGGCGGTGCAGCTCGATGGAGCGCTTGATGAGCCGGCGCCGCTCGGCGTCGTCGCGAGCGAACTGCCAGCCCTCATAGCCCATGATGTGGAACTGCTCGGCCAGGTGCGGCAGCGCCGACGCGCTCACGGTGTCCACCAGATAGACCAGCAGCGCCGAGAGGTCGAGGCCGTTGAGCCGGGCGGCGAGCTGCCCCAGGGCCTGGAAGCGTTCGTCGCCGGCGAGCGGCGGCTGCAGCAGGGGGTCAGCCATTCACGGCCCCCGCCAGGGTCAGGTTGATCGCCGTGCAATGCGCCCACTCGTTCTCACCCACCGCGATCAGGGCGGCCGGCGACGTGAGGGCGACCTGGTAGCAGCCGGCGACCTGGAGCGCCGCGATGATCTGGCTCGGCACGATGTCCCGGCCGAGGCCGGCGGCGCGGTCCGCCTTGTAGGCTGCCGCCGCCTCGTTTGCCTTGGCCAGGACGCTGGCGGCGTCGGCCGAGGTGTAAGGGGTGAGCTGGGCGGTGATGGCGTAATCGACCTGGGTCGGCGCCAGCGCCTGCACCTGGTCGGTCAGCGGCCGCACCTTCTCGGCCGAGCAGGTGGCCTCCACCTGGGTCAGCAGGCTGGCGTCCGGCAGGCCGGTCTGCGTCAGGGGGTAGAGCTTGACCACCACCGGCGCTGGCGAGAGCACGGCGACATCCACGATGCTCTGATGAGCCCGCATGGCGTGGAAGCGATAGGCCAGACGGCTGCCGGCGGTGGAGAACGCCTCCGGCGCCAGGCGGATGCTCTCGCGCAGGCGCTCGTCGTCTTCCTCGGCGATGCCGCCGCTGCTGGCCGTGAGGTTGGTGACGGTGAAGTCGGCCTCGACGAACTCATCGACCAGGACGTTGATCTGCCCCGGCTGCCAGCCGTTGCCGTCCGTACCCGGCTCGACGGCCGTGACGGCGATGTCGATACTGGTCTGGCCGGCGACGAGCGTGGCGTCGGCGTCGGTGGCGAATACGGCCCGGCCGTCGCCGCTCTCGACGCGGGTGCCCGCCGGGATGAGGACGTTGGTGGCCAGCGCCGCGGCGATGGAGAAGCGCTCCGTCGTCTTGGCCGGCTGCGCCGGTAGGCGCGTGACGCCCACCAGCTCGCCCAGGTAGTCGAGCATCGGGGCGCGGGCGTAGGCGACCAGGCACTGCTTGGCCGCCTCCTGGATGCCGACGCGCACCAGGGTCTCGCGGTAGGCGATGACGTCGATCAGCAGCCGCTCGACCTGGGCGGGATAGAGCGTCTTGCCGGTGAGCGCCTCGTACTGCGCCACCAGTTCGGCGGTGATGGCCTGCGGGTCGCGGTCGATGAAGTTCGGTTCGGGCAGGCTCACAGCGCCGCCTCCTCACGCGTGTCGGAGATGCAGATGCCGGGGTGTCGGCGGCCGGCGCCATTCGCGGGCGCTCGCACGTGCCGAGGCTCGCTGCTCATAGCGCCACCTCCGTCTCACGCTGCACGCCGTCCGCCAGGCGCCACACGACCCGCAGCGTGACATGAGCTTGGTCGATCGCAGGGGTCACCTTCACCAGCTCGCAGCGCGGCTCCCATTTGCGGATGGCCTCGACCGATTCGCGCACCAGGTGCGGAATGGCCTGATCGACCGGATAGTCGATGTAGCGGTGCAGGTCGGAGCCGAAGTCAGGGCGGTGCGGATCGGCGCCCTTCGGCGTGGCCAGGATGATGCGGATCGCCTGGTCGATGTCGGACACGCCCTCGACGACTTCGCCGGTGGCGCGAAGCGCGGGCTGCCAGTGGATGGAGGAAATGTCGGATAGCCGGGTCATGGGTCGATGATGCCGACCCGCCCGGCCAGACGATATTAAAGGGGTTTAAGGCTTCAGTGGCTGTGGTGGTTCGAGTTACCGCCGGCGTCCATGATCGTGCCGGCGGCGTCGATGTTGCCGTCCACTTGCACGTTGCCGGTGATGGCGGCCGCTGCGCCGGCGCCGCCCGAAATGGCCATTCCACCGGCAACGGTCAGTTTCTTCTGAACGGTCACGTCGCCGGTGAAGTCCGCGGCAGGTGTGTCGACCGTCACGCGGGCAGCCGCCTTGAGCAGGATCTCGGCGCCGACCTCGACCACCACCTTCTGGATGCCGCCCCGCACCGTGAGCTGGTGACTCGCCCGGTCGTATTCCATCTCGGCGCCATCGTCGAAGCGCACGTGGCGCTTGTCGCCGCTCTCCACTGGCGGGGTATCGGCGCCGGAATAGACCGCGCCCAGCACCACGCCGTCCTCGCCGCGGCCGTCCAGCAGCACCACCACATGCTCGCCGACGTCGGGCAGGTGGTAGTGCTTGTCGCGCAGGGTCTTCCACTGCATCACCGGCAGCCAGGCAGTGCGCAGGTTGTCGAAGTCTGGCAGGCGCACGCGCACCTTGCAGGCGGCCGGATCGACCGCCGACACGGTGCCGAATTTGAACGTCGCGCCGAACTCGTCGAGGGTCTCGCTCATTTCTTCTTGCTCGCTTGGGTTTCGCCGACGACGGTGGTCTGGCCGTCCTTGATGCCATAGACCTTGAGGGTCTTGCCCTTGGACGGCGTCTTCTTCGGCGCGGCGCCCGCGGCGGCCGCAGGCAGGGCGACGCGCTTCACTTCCAGCTCGGTGCTGTAGCCGCCGCCGCGTTCCAAGCGGTGCCTGGCCGAGTCGATGAAGAACTTGCCCGACAGCTTGCCGAAGCCGGCCAGCTCGAAGTTCACGCCGGCGACGAGCTTGGGGTTTCCGATGATCGTCAGGCCGCCTCCGGTCTGCTGCAGGTTCGCGGCCTCCAGCGCCGCCTGGGCCTTGGCTTGGGCGGCTGCCTTCGAGCCCGCCCGCGAGGCGAGCTTCAGGGTGTCGCCGCTGGTCGGCTGGCCGGATGTCTTGTTCCCCTTGGCAGCCGTCTGGGTCTCGCCCACCACGCCGACCTGGTCGCCCTTGACGCCATAGACCACGAGCTTCTTGGTCTTCGGGTCGTGGTACTTGACCTTCGCCTCCTGGTAGATGTCCTTGATCTTGTCCCGCAGGCTGTGGCTCACCAGGTCGGTGGGCTTGAGCACCACCACGGCCTTGCCGTCGCGCAGGTCGGCCAGTTCGGTGAAGACGAGCTTGGCGCCGACGATCTTGAAGGCATAGCCGTACTCGTTGGCCAGGCGCGTGAGGAACTCCACGTCGCGCTCCTGGTACTGGGTCACACGGTCGATGCGGATGTCGCGGATCTTGCCGACCAGGGTCAGCTTGTTGCGCTTGGCGATGCGCGCCGCGATCCCGGCCAGGGTAGTGTTCTCGTAGGCCCGCCCGACACGGGTGCGCACCGATTTCTTGATTCCAGTCGAGAGCGCCCGGATCGACACGGTCGAAGGCGGACCGCGGAACTCGATCTCGTCGATCTCGAAGCTGCCACAGCTGAGTAGCGGCGCGTCGGCGTAGCCGATCTTGAGGGCGAGCTGGTCACCCTTGCCCGGATACCAGGCATCGCGCCAGCGGCCGTCCGCGTCCTCCAGCTCCACCTCCAGCTCATCGGACTCGCCGCTCACGTGGTCGATGTAGGTCACCGCCAGCACGTAGGGCGTGATGTCGGCCGTGATGTTCTTCTGCTCGTAGATCAGGACGAACACCGGGTGCGCCACGGCCGCCAGTGCGTCGATCACCTCAGCCACGGCGGAAGATCCTCGGACAGGTCGGTCTGCTCGATCACCGGCACCGACAGGGTGAGCCCGGCCGGCAGGGTCGCGGTGAGCGGTGCGTGCGGATTGGCGGCGACGATCCGCTCATACTGGAAGGGATCGCCGTAGTACCGCACCGAAAGCTGGTCCCAGCGCTCGCCCTCGGTGGTGATGTGGGTCAGGTACATCAGATCCTCCTCGTGACGACGTTGCCGGCGAGCTTGCTGATCTGAGGTGCGGCCGCTTCCATTGAGGTGCCGGCAGCTGCCAAGCGGTTGCCGACGTAGTCCAGGCGCCCGACCACGTTGCCGGCCTCGACGCCGGCGAGCATGGTCTGGGCGTCGCGCACGGCGCCTAGCGCGCTCGTCGAGGAGCGGATGATGCCGGCGGCCTCCGGCACCTGGCTGGTGATGTTGGAAAGCACCGGGCTCATGCCCGCCAGGGGGCCGGCGGCACGGGACAGGCCGGACAGGACGGACGGCACGCGGGAGAGCGCGGCCAGCGGGTTGTCGCGCATGCGCCGGGCGATCTGCACCGCGTCGCCCACGACTCGCAGCGCCGACTGCGCCTGGTTGGCCAGTGTCACCGCCTCCCGGATGTTCTGACGCACGGCACTGGCGCCTACCGCCGGCGCCGTGGACCGCAGCCCGCTGGTCGGGATGCTCTTGGCTTCGGCCGGCGGGGTGGCGGGCTGTACTGCCGGGCGCGGTCGCGGCTTGGCCTTGTCGCCCACGTACTCGCGCAGGACCATGCGCGCATCGAGCGCGATCAGGGTGCCGGCCTTGTCGGTGTGGCGGCTGGTGGCCTGCACCTCGGTCAGCACGAACCAGCCCTTGTAGTCGCCGTTGCCCAGCACCAGCGCCATCGCCTCGTGGGCGGCGAGTGCCTTCTTGAGCTTGGCCAGCTCGGCTTCCGGGTCGCAGTAGTGCACGTGGAAGGCGAGGTCGATGCGGATCTCTTCGAGGTTGTCGCCGATCCACTGCAGGCGCGGCTTGCCCTCGATCAGCGCGTGCTCGGCGAAGTTGGCGCCGAACTGCGATTCGAAGCCGTCGAAGTAGGTGATGAGGTCGAACTGGATGTCGCCCAGGAGCGCGAACATATCAGCCTCCCGCGTAGGAACGGCGCGCCTGCTGGGCCATGACGCGCTTGATCATCTGTTCCAGCTCGTGCAGCGACATCTGCATCGCCTGCTGCACTTGGCCCTTGACGCTTTCCGCGCCGCCGCCCTGGACGTGGATGACCGGATTGAAGTGGATGCTGACCCCGCCGCCGGCAGTCGCCATCCCGGCGCCGGTGCGCTGGGCATTGGCGGCCGCGGCGGTCTGCGCCGCCATGTTGCCGGCCGCCCTGGAGGCCACGCCGCTCGAGCGCGAGATGCCGATCGCGGCGCCCTGGGCGACGTTGTCGCCGAAGCCCATGAAGACGCGCGACGGCGACTTGATGCCCAGGGTGTTGGTAAACCAGCCCTTGATGTCATTGCCGAAGCCGACGATGGCATCCTTGGCCGCGCCGAGCTTGGCCTTGATGCCGCCGATCAGCCCGGCGATTAGATCAGATCCGGCCTGCCAGAAGCGGCTGGATAGTCCCTTGAGCCAGTTCCAGCCGGCGAGGACCGCGGCCTTGATGGTGTCCCAGTGCTTCCACACCAGGTAGGCGGCCACGCCGATCGCGGTCACCGCAAATCCAATCGGGTTCAACTGGATGGCTCGGCCCAGCCACAGTACTGCCTGGCCGGCCAGGCGCAGGCCGGTCAGCAAGCCGCCCGCCAGCGTCTTGCCCAGCGACAGCGCCCAGCCGCCCAGCTTGCCGAACCAGCCGGCGAGCTTCGCGGCGCGCTCGGCGCCCATGCCGAAGAACTGCAGCAGCAGGGAAAAGCGGGACGAGCCGCCGAGCACCAGGGCGCGGAAGATGGCGTAGCGGCTGGTCAGCACGCCCCAGGCTGTCATCACTGAGTTGGCCGGCGCCAGGAACAGGAAGTTGCCGAGGAACTTGAGGCCGAAGGCGGCGGTGCGCATGGCGATCATGCCGCCCACCAAGCCGACGATGCCGCGCAGCACGCCGGGATTAGCCTTGGCCCAGTCGCCGAAGGCGCGCACCGCCGGAGCGAGTCCGTCGAGCATGTCCGAGATCGCCGGCAGGAAGGCGTTGCCCACGGTGATCGCCGCATCGGTGACCTGATTGGTGAACCGCTCCCACGCCTTCTGCATGGTCTGCGCCCGCTTGATGTAGTCCTCGTCGATGGTGCCCAGCGCCTGCTGGCTGCCCATCTCCTTCTTGTTCTGTTGGTACTTGTCCCATCCCTGGCGCATGGCCAACAGATGGTTGATGGTCTGGATGTCCTGAAAGACCTCATTCAGTCCGAAGCTCTCCATGAGCTTGCGCTGAGCTTCCTCGTCGCCCTTCTTTCCTGCTTCGGCCCACGCCTTCGAGAAGGCTTCGCCTTTGCCGGCGATGAACTTCTGCGCGATCACCAGGCTTGCCTCGTAGCTGGAATAGCCGTCAGCCACGAGGTTCTGCATGGACTTCTTGTAATCCACGCCGGCCTTCTCGTACTGCGCGACGGTGTGCCCCGAGTTCATATGTGAAAGCCAGTTGCGCAGGTTGGTAACGGCTTCCGCCCCAGAACCCGATGCCGCACGGCCGACTTCCAGGCTGGCGACGATCTGGGTCAGCGCCTCCTGGCCCTTGATCCCCTTGGCGGCGAAAGCAGCGGCCATTTCCGGCAACGCGCCGGCCATGTCCTTCAGCTCGAACTGGCCGAGCTTCGCCCCGTAGGCGGCGCGGTTGAGCGCCTCCTTGAGCTGCTTCTCGCCCTTGATGTCGAGGGTTTCGGAGAGCGAGAACATCATCTTGGCCAGGTCGTTCATGTCGGCATTGGTGGCGGTCGCAGCCTTGCCGAGCAGCGAGGCGTACTTGCCGGCCTCGCTTGCATTCATGCCCTGGGCGACCAGCGTATTGACGCCGCGCATGATCGCCTCGTGCCCCTGGTTGGTGTTCAGGGCCGCCTGGCGCAGCGTTTCCCCAAGGGCGATCTCCTCCTTGGCCGTGAGGTTGCCGGTGATGGCAATGTCGCGCAGGCCGGCCTCGAATTTCGCCGCCTGCTTGACCGAGGCGAGAAAGGGCGCGCCGACGGCCACGGCCGTGGCCGCGCTCTCCTTCATGCCGGCCCAGTGTTCCTGACGAGCAGCCTTGAGTTCCGCGCCCTTGGCTAGGCTCGCCGCCAGCGCCTCCTGTTTCTGGCGCAGGGCGTCGATGGTTCGCCCCAGCTTCTCGTAGTCGCGGTTGATGGCCGCCAGCGTGCCGCCGGAGAGCTTGCCCATTGCGCGCTGCATGGCCTCGCCCATCTGGTCATGCTGCTTCTTGAGCTTGTCGGCGGTGGCGCCCAACGTGTCCAGCGTGCGCTTGGCGTTGCCGAATGCCGCCAGGTAGGAGCCTTGCAGCACCGCGCCGATGGCAACACTGACTAGCAATTCTTTCGCCATCAGAAACTCCTTTCGCTATACTGCAATTCCATGAACGCCGCCCCCGAAGACATCGCCGGAACCGTCGCCGCCGTAGTGCAGGCCATCGGCGCTGCCGTCGCCTGCCTCATGCTGGCTGGCTGGGCATGGGGCCTCGCCGCTGGCAGCATCTTCGGTTTCGTCCTGCTGTTCCTGCTCGGCATGCTTTTCGTCGCGCCTATCGTGGCGTGGGGCTTGCCCGCCGTGGCGATGGCGACCGGCCTGGTTGCGCAACTAGTGGTCTCCCTCATCCGCTGGCGCCGTTCTCGCGCCTGATCTGCGCGTTCGCTTCCTCGACCCAGCGGACGAACTCAGCCACCGTCAGCCGGTCGATCTCACTGGGCTGGAACCGGAACCATCTGGCCAGCAGTGTCGCTCCCGCCCACAGTGTTTCCGGTGATACCCAGCACGTCGAGAAATCGGTCCTTCAGCACCTGGTAGTCGGCGGCATCCATTTCCTCCAGGTCTTCCGGGATGAGGTTCGCCATGCGGGCCACGCCCAGCAGTTCGAGCTGTGCCGGCTTGCCGTCGGCCTGTTCGCTGATGGCCTTGATGTCGCGCACCTTCAGACGGCGAATCGTGACGGCCTCGATCTTCTGGCCGCTGGCGGTGGTGAAGGGGTATTTGAGCTTGATTTCCATGACGGGCTCCGTGGTTGATTGAGCCCGTATCGTCGCAGGGGCGGCGAAAAGCGTCTTTTAACGTCGGCGAAAAAAAGCCCGCCGGGGAGGCGGGCCATGAAGCGCGGGTGGCGCCGGGCTTACGGAGGAGAGGTTCGTCAGCCGCCGATGTTGTTCCGGTAGTCGGCCAGGATGTCCTCCCCGCCGACCCGGAAGATGTTGGCCAGGTAGTCCAGCTCCAGAATCTCCTCGCCGTCGACCACCTGCTTGATGTAGGTCGCCGAGAAGGCGCTGGGGAATTCGGCGTTGTCGTGCTGCTTGTAGGTGCCGAGCGGGTTTTTCTTGAACATCACCGTGAGGAAAGTGACCAGGCTCACCTCCTGGATGCGCCCCTGGGAGCCGTAGGTCTCGATGCTGGAGCGGCACTGCAGCTGCACTGCCTTAAAGGGGTTGGCCGCGGCCTTGAAGGCTTCCCGGTAGAAGCTGTTCCACTTGATCTCGCCTTCGAGCTTGTCGAAGCCGGCCGGCAGCTCGATCTTGCCGACCATGCCGAGCGCCTTGTGCTCCTGCATGATGGCCGTCACGTCGGGCAGCTTGATCTCCTCGGCGCGGCCGAGCAGCGAGTTGCCGTTCAGGTAGATGTTGGCGTTGGTGATGCGGTTGATCTCGATCTTGCCGGCCATGATCAGTTACCTCCCTTCAGGGTCAGCAGGTACTCCGAGGTGATCTCGGTCTCGAAGGTGAGCCGCTCCAGCGGGGGCGGCGGCGTGTACTTGTAGTTGAGCAGCAGGTGCCCGGCCGACAGCTCGGTCTCCGGGTTGCGCGCCGGGTCATACCAGCAGGCGAAGCCCAGCAGCGCCCCGTCGCCGATCAGCTTCCGGCCGTAGGCGTTTACCGACTCCACCAGGGCGTCGATCGTCGCCTGGTTGAGCGGCATGTCGATGAACTGCTGGCTGAAGTAGCGGATCGACTCGTTGATCACGTCACCGGTGCGGCGCACGTTCTCGAAGTTGCGCATGTGGCTGACGGTCGGCCAGGCGGCCGTGCGGTTTCCCCACAAGCGATAGCCCGAGCCGTAGCTGGAGAACACGGTGGTGATGCCCTGCTCGTTGAGGAGATTCACCTCGGACTGCGGATCGTCGATCATCGCCGAGAGCTGGCGCTCGACGCCGATCACGCCGGCCAGCTCCTGATTGGAGCTGGACCACCAGAAGCCCTTGTCCAGATCCACCTTGGCGCGCAGCCCGGCAGCGCGGGCCGACAGCGGCTCCAGGCGCTCGGCGTTCAACACCGGGTCGTACACCTTCACGTGCGGGTAGCACAGGCGCGCCCGGTCGCTGGAGGTGTTGAAGTTGATGGTACCGGCCGGGCCGCGGCCGCTGATGGCCTGGGCGTAGGTGGTGCCGATCGGTGCGTCGATGTAGGTGATGGCGTCCAGCTGGTCGGCCATCGCGATCAGTTCGGTGGCCACCGAGTTCTGGGTGCAGAAGCCGGGGGCGATGAGGATCTTGGCGAAGAAGCCGAACAGGTTGTAGGTGTCCTTGAGCGCCTTGAGGCCGGTGCGCACGCCTGCCGCATTGACGGTGCCGATGATGTCGGCCGCGGTGACCTTGGTCGGGTCGGCGTAGTCGTAGCTCGCTTTGCCGCTCGCCCCGGCGGCGAGGTTGCCGCCCTTGACCCGCACCAGCTCGCCGGTGACCAGATCCACCGTGTAGTCGGTGCCGACCACGTAGGTGACGGTGCCGTCGTTGTTCTTCAGCACCAGGTTGGCCACGGCGCCGTGGGCGAGCTTCACCCGGTCGGTGGAGGCGTCGAAGGTGATGGCCTCGTTGGCGACCGCCGTCTTGTGGATCGCCGGGTCGAGCACGTTGATCACGATCACCGTGCCGGCGCCGTGGTCGTAGATCGCGTCCAGCGCCTGGGGGATGGTGAAGCCGGGCAGCTGCGGACCGAAGGCGGCCGCGTCCTTCTCGGACAGGGACAGCGTGGCGACGTTGACCGCGCCGATCGGGGCGGCGCCGATCAGGCCAATCACCGCGCTCTTGACGGTGCGCACCGGGCGCGGGCCGCGCTCGATCTCGATGGTTTCGACGCCGTGCAAGTAGTTAGCGGGCATCGGCTTCTCCTTTCTTCGCCTTGGGTTGCGTGACCGGGGTCAGATAGCCCAGGGCCTGCAGGGTTTGAACGTACTCATGCGCTTCCGGCAGCTCGACTTCCGAGCCGGGGAACAGCATGACCTCTTGCGACTTCTCGCCCTCGACGAGCGTGACACCGCTCACCGGGCCGGAATACCTGTACTTCATGGGGTCTCCTCGTGATTGACCAGGGTTAAGAGAGGCGCGTCGCCGACCGTGGCGTCTTCGACCTGCATTGCCTCGGTGGCCACGTCGACCGCGTACTGCCAAAGCCCGGCGGATTCGCCCAGAAACTTCTCGGAGAGCGCCCGGATCTTCTTGCGGCAGTGGGGTGGCTTGAAGCCGACCAGCGCCAGGCGCACCGAGTCGAGCACGTCGATGGCGCCGCTCTTGCCGTTGAGCTGGCGCAGCACCACCGTGACGGTGAGCTTGACGGTGCGGTCCTGGACGATGAACTCGGTATCGACGGTCTCACCGAACTGGCCGCCGAGGTAGCTCACCAGGAGCGCGCCCTTGGGGTGGTTGAGCCGGTACTCGTCCGGCCGCTCCGGGAAATACTCGACCGCCAGCCCCGGCAGCAGGGTGGCGAGCCGCGCCTTGACGGCGTCGATGATCTGCAGGGTGATGCCCATCAGTAGCGCTCCAGCAGATCCGAACCGAAGCGCCGCGGCCGCGCCCGCACCTTCATCTCGCCCGGCTCCTGGGCGGCTTCGCCGGTGGGCGCGCCGATGGTCAGCTTGCCGTCGCGGATGGCCTCCAGCATCTGGAGCGAGGATTTGTAGGTGCGGGTGACCGCGTCGGGCAGCTCGCTGCCTTCCGGCCGGCGGGCGTACAGCCAGTGCCGGGCCAGATTGACCGTGATGTCCTTGACCACGGTCGGCACCGGCGTGAGCGGCAGGTTGTAGCGGCCGCGCAGGTGCGCATCGACCAGCTCCTCAGCCTGGCGGACGGCTTCATCGACCACCGCCGCGTTCATGGCGGTGGCCGACTCGTCGTCGCACGATAGCCAGATGAGGGTCTGGGCCGGGATCGCCAGCTGCAGGTCGGCGAGCGAGCAATAGCGCATGGGGTCGCCTTAGAACGTCGTCGGCCGGGCTACGGCGCTGGTGAGCGCCATGAAGCCCTGCTGCAGGTGGTCCTGGCCGATGGTCAGCCAGCGGTCGGCCTCGAAGGACTCGAAGCCCACGGCCAGCAGGGTTTCGCCGCCCACCTGGACGGGCTCGGCCTCGACCGCGGGGAGCAGCTTCTCGCGCAACTTCTCGACGAGCTGCCCGACCTCCTCGGCCTTGGCCTTCACCTCGTTCATGAGGGCGATCTCCTCAGCCGTCAGGTCGCGGTAGCCCTTGATGTGCTGGTGCTGGTTGTCCATCGTTAGATGCCCCGGACGATGCGGATCACGTCGCCGGCCGCGGCCGCGGCGTCGAGCGCGAAGCCGTTGGAGACGCCGGCGGCCTTGGTGATCGCTTGGCCGGCGGCGTTGGACTCGACCTCGGCGCCGGCGGCGATCGCGGCGCCGGCCTCCACCAGCAGGATGCCGTGGGTGTTCACCGGGGCCTGTTCGCCGGCGTCGGCGCCGGCCTCGACCACGCCCAGGGCCTTGCTCCCCGCGGCGCAGACGTTCCCGTCAAAACCGGCGAAGCGGAAGCGGCTCAGGGCAGCCGCGGCGAGGACCGTGGTGGTCAGGATGACTTGTTGCGTCTTCACGCTTTACCTCCTTTCTTGGGGGTCTTGGTGTCGTCGCCGTTGCCGGCGGCAGTGGCGATCGGGATGACGTGGTCGCCGAGGCCGGCCGCTTCCTTGTCGGTGAGCAGGATCTCGGCGCCTTCGTCGTAGCGCTCGCCGTCGTGGAGGATCGGCGTGGTGCCGACCTGGTAGGGTTTCTTCTCCATCAGATCGGCTCCCGTCAGGCGTTGGTGTCGGCGATCAGGTAGCCGGCCTCGGCACCCAGCAGATACGGACGGAACACGTCGGTATTGCGGATGAGTTCGAGCTTGCCGTCTTCGGTCCGCGTGTCGATCTGCGGCATGCCCTTCTTGCGCAGGGTGTAGCCGAAGGACGGCTCGTAGGGGGTGCGCTCGGCGCCCTGGCGCTGCGGCGCGACGTAGGCGAGCACGATGTTGTCGCCCCAGATGTCGCCGAACGTGCCCAGGTCGTTGGAGTAGACGCTGTTGCCGATCACGATGCGCTCGATCTCCAGGATCTCCTTCAGCAGCTCGACGGTCAGCACGCCTTTCATGGAGTACTTGATGCGCTCCAGGAATTGCGGGTGCTGCTTGATCGCCTTCCAAGAGGCGGCGCCGATGACGGCAGTGTTCGGGCGCTTGCCGATCTTGCCGCGCACCGCTTCCTTGCCATCCTCGAAGACGCCGATCGGGTCGGAGTTGGCCTTGTCGGTGAAGCGGCTGGTGCCGGCGAGGACGATCTTGTTGCTGGCGGCGTAATTGGCCGGGTTCTGCGCCAGGTCGGCCACCTTCTTCTCGTGGCGCAGGCGGATGCCCTCGGTCACCACGTGGGTGCCGTGAGCTTCGAGGGGGAAGGCGGATTCGTCGCTCTCGCGGTAGTCGATCGGGTATTCCAGATCGTGCTCGTCGAGGTTGACGTCGACCGAGTCGATGTCCTCCGGGTTAATGCGGTTGGACTTCGCCCGCAGCGCGCGTTCGGTGTTGTAGATCTTGAACGCTTCCTTGCCGAACTTCGGGATCTTGCCGCCTTCCTTGTCGACGGGGACGAAGGGGAAGAGGACATCGCCCACCAGTTCGGCGTTGCTGTAGCCGATGGCGAGGTTGGTCAGAACCGGGTCAACGACCCGCAGGTTGGATAAACGGCCCATCGATTTCTCCTGGGTTGGGTTACTTGATCACGCAGGCGGCCGCGGTGGCGTAATCCACCTGGTGCTCCTGCATGTGCTGACGGATCTTGCGGTCCAGGGCGAGGCGGTCCTGGTCGACGTTCTCGCCGTAGTCCACCGAGTCGCCGCCGGACTGCTGCCCGGCCTTGCGCTTGGTGGCGGTCTCGCCGAACTCGACCACCTTGGGCAGGTCGCCCAGGAAGGACTTGAACGCGCCGGCCAAGGGCTGCTTGGCATCGCCCTCGCCGAACTCCAGCGGCGCGTCGCCGTCCGCGAAGTCGAGGAAGGCCACCACGGCGTCCTTGTGCTTGGGCGCGAGCTTGCCATCGGCCACCAGCTGCTCGGCGTAGGCTAGGTGATCGCCGTGGCGCTTGGCCGCCGCGGCCGCCTTCTCGCGTGCGTCGGCTTCCGCCAGGCGCTGTTTCAGCTGGGCGTTTTCGGCCTCCAGCGCGGCCTTTTCCTCGGGGGTCACTGCATTGCTCTCCTCGTGGGTGGGTTCGGCGGGGGAAGCGCCCGCCGGCGCATGAAATTGAGCCCCCACGCTCGCCTGTGGCTCGCTGCCCCCCGAGGGGGCGCCTGCCGCCTCGGGGCGGCCCAGCGGCGGCAGGGGGTCGGCGAAGGCCGGACGGGAATCGTCCTCGCGCCGCGCCTCGTCTTCGAGGGCCGTGATGTCCCAGTCGGGAAGCACCTTGTCGGCTTCCTCCAGGCCGTCGCGGCCGATGATCCATTCGCGCAGGCGGCGCAGCAGGCGCGCCACCAGGGCGTCGCTCCAGTCGGCGAACTCGACCAGGTCGCCATCGGCGTCGGCGAACTCGACGGCCTTGAGCCCCTTCACCGCCGGCGGCTGGGCGCCAAGGAAGCCGACGTGGCGCAGGTAATAGACGCCGGGGACCGGGTTGTTCGGGGAGTCGGGCTTGTAGAAGGAGGCGCTGACCTTCTTGAAGCGCCCGGCGCCGACCATTTCGGCGAAGGCCGGATCGACCTGGTGCGGCACCGCCTCCATGAAGTCGCCGGTCGCCGAGAGCGCCTGCACCCAGCCGTAGGCCGGGGCATCGTGCTTGGGATGGCCGATGACCAGCGGCGCCTCGTGCAGCTTCGGGTCGTAGGCCCGGACGGACGCCTCAAGGTCGGATTCGGAAAAGGACAGGACTTCGCCGCTCATCGCGGCGTGCTTGCCCGCCTTGAAAATCTGGATGGGTTTGGTCGCGTTCATGCCGCCATGATCGGGCGGCATGGGAGGGCGGTCTTTTAATCGACTTTACAATTCGGCGGGGGTCAAGCGGGCCGGGATGGGAAACGCGCAGGAGATGCCGGCAAAGTTGCGCGCTGAAAACCGTTTATGAATTTCAACGAGCCCGCAATCCCATCGCCGGACTACCGTTGGGCGTCTCGCGGTCGGCAAACGCGCCACGGCCGTTATACGCCGGCTGCCCGTTTGAGATGGTCGAGCACGATGTCGAGGACGGCTTCCTCGGCCTCCGGCTGCAGCTTGCCCCTTCCCGAGTCCGGTTCGCCGGTGAAGGGTAGAAACGGCCGGGGGGCGATGTGCACCTTGCGACCACGGCCGGCGTCGCCGCCCAGCTGATGGATAGCGCCGTACTTCTTGTCGGAACCGACACGCACGAAGGTGGCGCCGACCTCGGTCGACACAGAGGCCGCCAGGCCGCCGGCCGATACCTGCAGGATCTTGCCGGGCCACGTGCCGCGCTTCTGGCGCTGGGCGATGGTTGCCGGTTTGAGGGCGTCCCACCTGGGGCGCCCCTGGGCGGCGAAGTTCGCCTCTGTCTGGGAGACAAGTTCCGCTGCAATGGCGTTGAGTGCCGGACGCAGATCGCCGGTCGCGTGCTCGACGCGAGACAGCGCCTCCTGCACCCGCCCCGTATCGATGCTGATCTTGATCATTTGCGGCTGACCCGTTGCTGGAAGGCTGCCAGGCGCTGCTGGCGCATCTGTTCGAGGAACTTCGTCGCCTCGGCCGGCGAGTGGGCGAAGCCGGGGTCGGTCGCCACGAACTGACCGGGCGCCGTCTCGAAGCGCGCCACCTTGGCCGGGCGGGCAGCGTCGCCCCGGCCCACCTCGACCTCGATCTGCGACAGGCGTCCCTCCGAGCTGGATAGCGCGATGCCCTCGCGCTTTACCGCCCCTTCGGACATCGGGCGCGCCCGGCAGCGGCAGTTGTAGCCCAGCGGCGGGTAGAAGCCCGCCGACCAGATCGGATCGTCATGGCGGAAGGTGCGGCCGTTCAATGCCCGGTGGGCGGGTCGGGTGCGGCTGTCCATGATCGCCACGTACTGCCAGTAAGGATGGCTCTCGACGGTCTCTTTCATCTGCGCATAACGCCCGGCCATGTAGGCCGACTGCAGGTTGGTCTGGTAGATGGTGCGCAGCCGCCAAGGGGAGAGCGTCTTCAGTTCCCCGGTCTCGGGATTGACGAGCTTGTGCCGGCCCAGCAGTCCCCGTTTTTCCAGCTCGGGGCCGATGGTCTTGACCCAGTCCTGGTAGGTCATACCCTCTTCGAGCGCCCGCACCAAGCTCTCCCGGATGGCTTCCAGGGCATCCACCTTGAGGATACCGGCCGCGGTGAAGGCGCGCTGATGGGCGGCATCCAGCATTTCCCGGAAATCCCAGGTGACGGCGATGCCCTTTGCCTTGAGGTAGGCGACGGCGTCCGCCGGCGGCAGGCGGAATATCGCCTTGAGGTCGGCGGAATCGAGCTTGCTCATTGCTCGGTTTCCCCGGCGGCGCTCACCCGGCCCAGCAGCTCGGCGGCGAACAGCAACTGCGTCAGCCGTTCCTCGATCAGGCTGCTATCCAGCTTGGGGTACGCCTCGGAGAGGAGCGCAAGCGCCGCGTCCTCGTCGCGGGCGGCAAGCAGATCATCCAGGAGCGGCCGCAGGATGGCGCCGGTCTCCTCGTCGAGGGCCTCGGCCGACAGCGTGGCCACGATCTCGTCCAATGCCTGCTGATCCGGAAATGCATTTTCACCTTCTGCAAAGTCGGCGGCGGGCGGCTCGGCCGGAGCGCCGGCCTCGACCAGGTCGCCGTCCTGGAAGCCATAGGCGCGCTTGAAGTAGGAGGGAGTGAACTTGGCGCCGGCGCCGACCAAGGTCTTGTCCCGCTCGGCCTGGATCTTGTCGACCTCTTTCTGCTCCCACATGGAGAACACCGGCCGGGCGCCGTCGCCGAAGTTCAGCTCGCAGATCCAGCGGATGAGGGTGTTGAAGGCGGCGCCGACCACGGCGGCGTCGCCGTCGCGGATGTCGCGGGTCACTTCCAGGCCGGCCGTCGCCGAGGCGCGGTTCGAGTTGGCCTCGGTGGTCTGGTTCTGGCCGAGCAGCGCGATCGAGACCTCGGAGCGGCAGAAGTGCAGCAGGCGCTCATACACGTCGGCGCTGCCGGTCTTGCCGGCGGCTTCCTTGATCTCGACGCTGGAGTCGTCGGGGATGACGGCCACCGCGTCCTGGACCATGTCCTCCAGGCGGTCGAGCAGATCGTTGGCTTCCTTGTCGCCGGTGCCACGCGGGTGCTTGCCGATCACCCAGGGGGCGCCGTACTTCTCGGTGAACTGCACCCAGAACTTCAAGCCGCCCTTCTTGAAGGTGGTCGGCCAGAACACCATCGACAGGTCCGGGAAGCCGTATGGGTTGTCGTAGCTCGCGTCCTGGCGCGGCACGATGAACTTGCGGGGCGGCAGCTCCTCGCCCTGCAGCAGCGCCTGGCGGGAGCGGAAGCGCAGCTCGTTCTCCGGGGAGTAGATGAACCACTCGGCCGGCTTGCCGACGATGTCAGCCGGCACCAGGTAGCTGCCGCGCTTCTCCCACATCACTTCCATCGGCTGGTAGCCGTAGAACACGGCGTCCAGCATCTCGGTGATGATGCGCTCCATGTCGAGGTCGGCGAAGATGGCCTCGACGTTCTTGGCCACGCGGCTCTTGGCCTTGTCCCGGTCGAGCCCCCATTCCAGGGCCTTGACCGCGCTCTTGCGGCGGCGGATGCAGCCGCCTACGTGGGCGTCGGCGCGCAGCTCCCGATAGACCTTGATGTCCTTGCCCAGGGCTTTCAGCACCGGGTCCGGGTTGGGCAGGTACATGCCCAGCCCGTAGAAGTCGATCGAGCGGCCGCGGGTGGCGATCTGCTCGGTCAGGGTCTTGGCCGGCTCGGCGAAGCGGACGAACTCGTTGGGGCTGACCCACAGTCCTTTGGTCTTCATCATGCGTACCCTTGGGTGATTCTGGTCCCGGTGCGGCGGCGTCTGGACTTCACCGTGACCGGGCCTTTGTTGATCTCGCGGCTGGCGAAATAGGCCAGCGCCAGCGCCACGGCGGCGTCGCCGTGCCGCTTCCCTTTGTCCTCGCCGGTGGTGCGGGTGTCCGGAATGCGCGGCACGCCCTTGATCACCTGGACGGCGCGCAGATCCGCCAGTACGTCGGCGTCCTTCGGCAGGTCGGTCAGCGTGCCGTCCTCGAGCGCGGCCTTCACCGGAGGCATGTGCTCGCGGTACCAGGACTCGGAGAGCATCACCTGCTGGATGCGGCTGGGTCCGTAGCGCTGCATGGCCACTTCGGCCAGGTACTGGCCGTTGCCGCGCGCGTCGAAAGCCCCGCCCATGAAGCCCGGCAGGCGATCGAGCAGGTAGAAGGCGATCTGTTCCTGCTGGCGGAACGGCACGTTCCTCAGCTCGACCAGGAAGGGCACCCGCCGCACCAGGTTCTGCGCCTGGATGAGCGGGGCGTGGATGGACAGGTCACCGCTGCGGCCGAAGTCTTCCCCGTCGAAGGAGATGGCGTCGGCCGGCAGCGCGGACAGCAGCGGCGCCAGGGTGGCATCCAGCCAGTCGCGCGCCTCGGCGGCACGGATATGATCGGCGAGCAGCTCGAAGCCGGGCTTGCATTCCCAGCGCAGCACCGGCGTGTCGGCGGTCATGCGCGACTCGATCAGGGCGCGGGAGAGCCAGGCACCGCCCGAGTTGGCCGGGATGCAGTCCAGCTCCTCCTCGGCGCCAGCCCCATAGAACGCGTAGACGTCGGCCATCCAGGCGGCCTCTTCCTCGGCCGTCCATTCCTTGGAGAGGCGCAGGCAGACGCGCCGGTACAGGCCATCGGCCACGGCCTCCTGGAAGGTGACCCGATGCACCGCGCCCTTGCGCCGGCCGGCGCGGATGTCCTCGACCAGTTCGTTGAACGGGTTCTCGACGCCGTTGTGGGTCGAGATCACGCGCACCCGGCCGCCCCAGATCAGCATGGCCAGCGCCGCCTTGAGCAGCTCGCCGAGCTGGTCGTGGAAGGCGGCCTCGTCGATCACGATGGTGCCCTGACGGCCGCGCAGGTTGGACGGGCGGCTGGTGAGCGCCACGATGCGGAAACCCGAGGCCGGGAAGCGGATGGTGAAGGTCTTGATGTTCTTGTCGTCCTCGTCGCCGTCCCAGAAGCCCTCCTCGATCTCGCTGGCCGCGTGGTTGAACACCCGCGCCCACATTGCGCACGCCTGGATGTACTCGATGGTCATGTCCTGGTTGTACGCGATGTAGTAGACGTTCTGGCCGCCGGCGGACGCCTTGGAGGCGGCAGTCAACACGTCGTCGGCGGCTTCCGCCCAGGTGAGGCCGGTCCGGCGGCTCTTCTCGATCACCTTGAGCGGCGAGGTGTCGGCCACCCAGCGCTGCTGATAGCCCATCAGCGCCGCCGGGATGGGGGAGAGCGCCGTGTTCGGGATCTCGACGGGGACGGCGCTCATGCGCGCCGCCTCCGTGCCGCTTTCCGGGGCCGGCACGCCGTCGCGTCGGCGGCCAGCGGCACTCGCGGGCGCTCGCACGTTCCGAGGCTCGCTGCTCATGCCGCTATCCCGAGGATTTCGCGGCGCAGCTGCTCAACCGACTCGGCCGAGAGCCCGCCCTTCTTGGCGATCTTCTCGACGTTGGCGGCCGCCGCTTCGGCGCGGGCGCGCACTTCCGCCTGCCACTTCTTCTGATTCACCGTGGCGCGGGACAGCTCGGCCACGGCCTTGGCGGCGCTGGCGATGTTGAGGGGCTTGCTGGGATCGACCTGGAAGTCGAGCATCACCTGGAAGAGCTTCTCCTGCACCAGGCGCATCAGGGCTTCGGAGACGGCGCCCTCGTCGTCGGGGGCCGTCTCGACGATGGCCTTGGCCTGCTCGCTGGCGAGCTTCAGCGTCTGCAAACGCTTTTCAAAGTCCTGCCCGTAGCGGTGGATGGCGCTCTTCGAGATCTGGCAGCCGCGCGCCTTCAGCTCGGCTTCCAGCGCCTGGTAGCCCGAGAAGTTGCCCTCGACCAGGGCGCGGTCGAGCCATTCCTTGAACGCCTTGGGCAGGGCGTCGATGCTGCTCTTGCGCGGCATGGCGGCTTACCAGTACTTCTGCGGGCGGGCGATGCCGGGATCGCAATCGACCGTGTATTCGGCCACGTCGACGCCGTAGCGGGTGATGTCGGCGAACCAGCGGCCGGAGGGCTCGCGCTTCACCTCGACCAGCTTGCGGTCGCCCAGGTAGTCGAGTTCGCGGCGCAGCTCCTGGGGCGTGGCGTCCGGGTAGATGCCCTGGATGGTGGTGAGCACCACTTCCTCGTAGGCGCCTTCGGGCCGGGCGTTGTTGAGCGTAAGCAGGATGTACCAGCGGATGGATTCGCGCCGGATCTTGGCGGTGTCAAGCATGGGTGGCTCCCCTGAGTTGGAGGTTTTCGATCTTGAGGGCGACGGCGTCGAGCTTGGCCTCGATCACCGTCTGGTTGCGGACGTAGTCCTCGCGGCGCACGTACTGCACCGGCAGGTCGGCCTTGAGGGAGAGCAGCTCGCGCTCGATGCGCTGCCACTGATTGGCTTCCTCCCGGCCGTCCCGCTCGATGGCGGCGAACTTGGTGTCCCAGTGCTTCTGGGCCTCGATGCGGGACTTCTCCTGGGCGGCGAAGCGCTCGTCCAGGCGCTTCTCCACCTGGCCGAGCAGGATCTTGCCGCCGCCGAAGACGGCGCCAAGGAAGGTGATGAGCAGGCCGACCAGGAAGGTCAGCAGCGCCCAGAGTTCGATTTGGATGGTCAAAGATTTCCCCTTTTCTCAATGCGCGTCTGGCAATCGACGCAAAACTTGACGCCCGGCATCGCCAGCCGCCGGCCTTCCGGGATGTCGGTGCCGCAGTCCGAGCAGTGCTCGGCGGACTCGCCCTGCGGCAAAGCCGCCCGTGCCCGTGCGATGCCGGCGTCGCGGTCGGACTGCTCCAATTCGCCGGCCCGCTCGATCATTCGCTCACTCAGATCCACCGGCGCCCTCGACGTAGTCGATCAGCCCGTTCACCTGGGCTTCGAGCCCTCGGCAGCGTTCGCCGTAGTCGGCGATGTGGCCGAGGATGTCGGCCTGGTGGAGGCCGGATTCGAGTAGCCCGGCGTCAGCGGCGCCGCTGGCCGGGGCCGTTCCTTCAGCGCCGCCGGTACCGGCGGCCGGGTCGGCTCCGGGCAGGCCGAGGGCGGCGTTGTACTGGCGCAGGAAGCCAGCAGTGAAGATGCAGCGAGGCAGAGGGCGAAGGCCCTCGCCCGCGGCCGGGCGGTACAGCGTGGTGACATCGGCGATCCTCCGTTGCAGTTGGCGTTTTTCCTCGGCGAACTGGCGCTGCGAGGCCAGGAGCGCCGCTTCCAGCCGGTTGCCGCGCTCGGCCTCGGCTTCAAACTGGCGCCGGGCGGAGGCTACGGCCTGGGCGAGCTGCTCGGCCTGGTCGGCCTTGAGCTTGGCGGCTGCAGCCGCGGCGCGGTCCTGTTCCTGCTCGCGGCCGGTCTGCCAGCCGGCAATGCCGACGAGCAGCGTCCAGGCGAGGAAGGCGAAGGCGAGCCAGCCGCGGCTGATGGTTTGCGGGTTCATGTGCAGCTCCCTTGCCCCCAGCCGGCGGCGATGTAGCGCGGCTCATGGGCCGTGAGGATCAGGCGGGGGTAGTCGCGGTTTTCCCGGAAGGCGGCGGCCGAGCGGCCGGCGTTGAAGCGCTCGACCTGGCCGAACCAGCGGGCGCTGTCGGCCCCTTGCGCGGCGGCCAGCTTCTGGTCGCGCCAGACCCAGCCCAAGCCCCCGTTGTAGGCCGAAAGCGTCATGGCCATGCGCTCGCAGGCGCCGGCCGCCCGGATGCGTTCCCAGAGGTGGCGGTCGTAGGTGACCAGGGCGCGCAGTGCCCAGACGGGATTGAAAGGCTGGCCGCCGGAAAGCTGCGGGTAGGCGCCGGAGATCCATTTGGCGGTGGCGGGCATGAATTGCGCGAGCCCCAAGGCGCCCACCGGGCTCTCCGCGTTCGCGCGCCAGCGGCTCTCCTGGTGGATCTGGGCGGCGAAAGTGGCCACCGGGGCCGACAACCCCCACACCTGGCGGGCGTTGCGGGTGAGGTCGCGCTGGTAGCGGGCTGCCTCGCGCGGGATCTCGACCGCCCATGCAGGTAGGCAGGCGAGCCCGATGACGAGGATTAGCAGGTAGCCGAGCCAGAACCAGCCGGCGGCGGTAAGTCGCGCGCGCACGGTCAGGCCCCCAGGGCGACGCCGATCATGGCGGCCGCGATGATCAGCGCCCGGCGCAGCTGCGCCAGGCCGAAGGCGATCTGCAGCTCCGGCTTGATCGCCTTCTCCGGGCAGTAGGGAGCGCCGACCGAGAAGGGCTGCGCCAGGAAGGCGTCAGGTCGGGCGTAGGGGAACAGCGAGCGGTCGATCCAGTACGCCACCCAGGCGGCGCTGGTGATGAGGGACAGCTTGTAGAGCGAGACCGGGAGCTGCTGCGGCGCGGTGACGGCGATCGCCACCGTGAGGACGAGGCTGACGAGCAGCCAGCCCGCCATGCGGGCGCGAATGAAGCGTTGCATGAGACCCTCCGAAAGAAACATGCCGCCATGATCGGCGGCATGCGGGGGAGGGTCTTTTAATCTGGTTTAAGGAGAGCAGCCCTACTTCGCAGGCTCAACACCAAAGACGTTACCCATCACGTCACTACGCAGGTGGTACATCTTCACACCGTTGAGGGTACGCTCAGCCTGGTGCTTCTCGTCGGCATCCGCGATCTTCATGAGCTGCATAACCTCGGGGCCGATCTGCTTGCGGTCGAGATCTGGGAATGCGGCGGCAATGGTGGCAACGGCAACCGTCACGATATCCAGACCTGATTTCATGGTGCCATCGCCGGTGCCCATCAGCATGACTCCGCTGACTTTTCCGGAGCCCTTCGCCACGGAACCGACGATGGCGATCTTGTCATTGAGCTGTACCGAGAAAGTGTCGTTCACTTCGCCGCGCTCGACCTTCGGTTTCATTCTGAAGGGCTGACCGAGTTCCTTCATGCTGGCGTTGAAATGCTCGGCGTATTGAGCGGGGGTGATCCCGAGATCCTTTTCCGCTGCCTGCGGGGCTGCCGCACTTGCTGCAGGCTTTTCCGCCTGGGTCGGTGTCGCGGCTCCAGGCGATTCTGATGAAGGTGCAATGGCTCCGGCAATGACGAAAGCGATCCCTGCTGCGGCTACGCCTCCCGCAAGGAAGTGCGAGCGCTTGGGAACCTCTCCCGTCTTCTTGTCTTTGAAGACGGACGGGGCGATCAATCCGACAATCGCCACCAGCAGGAACAGAAAACCGATGAGGCCAATGAGTCCGGCAAGAATCGACATCCTTTTTCTCCTTTTTCTGACCCCAGGGCGGCAGGGGCTTGCGCCCCTACACCCTGCGGGGCTGAATTAGATGGCGCCCTTCCGGCGCGCCTGTTTCTTCCACTCCGCGACAACCCGATAGACCGCTTCCAGCTCGAGGTCCGACAGGTCTTTCAGGGAGCGGCCGCTGTAGCGTTCGGCCAGCAGTACGGGAATATCGTCGATCCGGCCGATTTCCTTCGCCGCGGCGTGGATGTACCGGTATCGGCTGTTGCGCCAGTTCGGGTCTTTCGTGGGGGCACTTTTGGCCGAGCGCAGGCGCGCACACCACGTCTGCAGATACGCCTCGGCCCGCTCGAAGGCGGATGCCGGGATGAGGTGGTAGCTGGTCACCTTCAACTTGCCGGTCAGGGCCGACCATACGGCGGCGTGGCGCTTCGGGGCGCGCTTGACGGCCGTTTCCAGTTCGACCACCTCATTCACCAGCTCGCGCAGCCTGACCTTCTGCGCCTCGCTGATGTGATCCGGGCCGGGCTGAATGACCACCCTGACCTTCGGCCGGGCAGCCATCTGGAGATGGATGTCCCCTTTGTGGCCGATGATGTTCTGGCCGCCTTGAATGGCGCCGATGCTGATAACCGGCGCCCTTGGTGCTTCATTGACTATGTCACCGCCGGCGAGCTGACCGGCGAAATCTCCTTGCACTTCTTGCTTGGTCACTTTTTCTCCCTACGTCTGTTGCTGATCTTGACCGGACCCTTATTCACCAGCCCGCCCTCCACCACCTGGCCGGTGACGTTGCCGTGAACCACCTGCTTTGAGCCAGAACTCAGCGCCCCTTGCAGGGCGCCTACGGCCGCCATCTTTCCGGTGAGCGGCGCCGACCGGAACAGCGCCAAGAGTTGGCGCTCGTCTGGCGTCAGAGCCATGTCCGAGCGGATGCCGGTGACGATGTACTGGATGTCGGCCCCTATCTGGGCAATCGCGGCCAGATAGGCGGCATCCGGGAAACGCTCCGCGCCTTCGTAGAGCATCTGCGTCTTCTTGGTCACGCCGCCCCTTTCGGCGAACGCCGTCTGGCTCATATCAAGCCTCTGCCGTTCCTCGCGCAGGCGCTCGCCGATGGATACCGTTTGTTCCACAAAAACCCCTTGACAAAGGAACCAAACGGTTCCCATAATTCACATCACATCACACAACCACGCACCGCAACACAGCGAACCGCACAACGGAGACCGCCATGAGCAAAGCGCAATCCAACCAGATCAAGCACCGCCTGCGTCAGCAGGGTTACACCCTCAAAGCCTGGGCCGAAGCCAACGGCTTCAAGTACCGCGACGTTTCCGACGTGGTGCGGGGCGTCCGCCGCGGCAACTACGGCGTCGGCCGCGACATCTGCCTGAAGCTCGGCCTCAACCCCGACAACGAGCAACTCGCCGCGTAAGCGCCATCTAGTTCATGGCCACGCCAGCAACCATGTCTGCCCAGGCACGAACCTCGCGGTCAACCGTGTCGGCCACGCCGTCCGGCACCCACTCTGCCCTTGGCGCTTCGACGTACCGGCCCAATCGGGCCACCAGCTTTCCCCCATCCAGAATCCCGGCGCCCACACAGGCGTCGAGCAACGCTTCGATGATGAGATTTTGGGCTGTGATCTGGGCCTGCAGCTTCACTTCCAAGTCGGTCATAGCCGTCTTCCTTATGCGAATTATCCGCTTTTCATCGTATCTGCTGCAAACGGCTTTCGATAGCTGCAAAACCGGGATTTGTTTGGAAAGCGCCGCCAGGAGGGCTTTCCAATGACCCGCCGCAATTGGAAGCGCATCCAGCCGACGAGCCTGCGCAACGCCCTGGAGCTGTGCAAGGACTACGCGCGCGAGCGGAAGAACCTGTCGGTCGAACGTATTGCCGACCAGATGGGGCTCTCCGACCACTGGACCATCTACAAGTGGCTGCAGAACGGTCGCATCCCCGCCAACCTGATCCGCCCATTCGAGGCGGCATGCGGCATCGACTACGTGACCCGCTGGCTGGCGGCCAGCGCCGGCCGGCTGCTGATCGACATCCCCACCGGGCGCGGCGTGACCGCCGAGGACATCTTGAGCCTGCATTCGGTGATGAATGCGGCTGCCACCCAGATCCTCGACTTCTACGAGAAGACCCCCAGACCGGACGCGAACGACGTGCTGGCGGCCATCCAGGGGGCGATGCAGACGCTCGCCTGGCACCGCTGCAACGTGGAGAAGCACCTTCAACCCGAATTGGACTTTCAGGAGGACTGACCATGACAGACGTCTCTCAACGCTTTGAGGCTATCAAGGCTCGCCGGGTGCCCGGCGGCGCCGTGGTGACGGTGATCCGCGCCGATGGGCGCATGCATCGGCACCGGGTGGGACTGCGCCGCTACAACCGGCTGGCCGACACCCTGGTGTCCCACTTCGGCCTGTACGGCGGTTCCTTCACCCGGAACGGTTTCGAGTGCCGGCTGCGCGAGGTTCAGGGATTGGCCGATGCGCGGCGTTGGGCCGCCCGCAACAGTTCGCGTCGCGCCAAGCACTGGAGGGAGGGCTGAGCATGGGCGCGACCAACCAATCCGCCGACAAGGTTCTTTCGGTCCTCAACGTTCTGCTGGGGCATTTTGCCCACGGCCTCACGCCCACGGACCTGGTCAAGGCGACCGGGCTGTCCGCGTCGAACATCACGCGCTATGTCGCCACCCTGGAGGCCGCCGGCTTTGCCGAGCGCATCCCCGAGACCGGGCGCATCCGCCCCTCGGCGCGGCTTGCCAAGCACGCCGTGAGCATCCTGCGATCACTCGATTCCGCCAGGCAGCGGATCGACGAAATGACCAACCGCCTGACCACTGAACTGTAAGGGAGGACTACACGATGGCCCGAAAGCCACTCAAGACCGAAACCGAAAGCCACGCCATGGCAGACGCGGATATGCCCGGCCTGCCTGCCGCGATGGAGAACCTTGCCCTCAGCGCTGATCTTGAAAAGGACGAAATTCTGAACGCGGGCATCGATCTCGGCCGACTCGATGCGATGGCGTTTATTGCGACGATCGCAGACTCTGCCGTGCTGTCGATCTACGAAAACGTCAAGAAAACAAAGGCGTGGCGCTACCTCAAGAGTTGCGACGGTCGCAATTTCGAGAGCTTGGAGCAGTTCTGCACCGAGAAGCTGGGTCGGTCGTACCGGCGGCTGCAAGAGGTCAGTGCCAACCGCAACACCCTCGGACAGGAAGCGTTTGAAGCGGCAGAACGCATTGGGCTTCGCCAAGCCGATTACAACCTCCTGAAGGCGCTGCCAGCCCCGAAGCAGGAAATCATTAAGGAGGCCCTGTCCGAAGGGGCGACCAAGGAGGAGCTGCAGAAGGCCATCCGGGAACTCGCTGCCGCCGATCAGAAGGAAATCGAGGCCCTCTCGAAGGAAAAGGCCGAAATCCAGGCCGACTACGAGGCCCAGGCGCAGGTGCTCGCCGACAAGAATGCCAAGCTCGACGAGCTGGCGGCCAAGCTGGAGAAAGTGCGCAAGGCCCCCCGCAACGAGCAGGCCGCCCAGGCTCTCGCGCAGGAGAAGGAGCTGCTCGACCGCCTGATGGTCTCCAGCCAGAAGCTGCTCGGCGAGATTCACGAGTTCGCCCAGGTGGTGGCCGACACGCTCGCCGACCCGACCGAGGCCCGCATGACCGCCGCCGAGACGACGGTGCAGTGGCTGTTCCAGCGCATCAACGAGGTGGCGATCGCCCACCAGATCCCGGTGGACTTTGCCGAGATGGTGAATCCGTCCTGGGCGCAGGACGTCCTCGACAAGGTCAAGGCCGGCGCGGACGAGGCCGAGACCCAGGGAGCCTGAGCCATGAGCGCGCTTCTCGGGGAACTCGACTACCTGCGCGGCCTGGCCGGCAAGCTCGCCACGGCCAAGCATGGCGAAAAGGGCTCGCTCATCCAGGCGGCGTCCGAGTTCCTGCGCTGCTCGCCGCAGGAGGTCTATCGCCGCCTGGAGGACGTGGGTTTCAAGAGCGGCCGCAAGCCCCGCGCCGATCGCGGCAAGACGGCGGTGACCGAGGAGCTGGCCCGCAAGGCCGCCGGCATGGTGCATGTGGCCATGCGCGCCAACGGCAAGAAGACGCTGGCGATCAAGGACGCGCTGGAGATCCTCAAGGAGGACGGCCACGGCGAAGTGGATACCGAAACCGGCGAGATTAAGCCGATCGACGTGTCCGCCAGCACCCTGTCGCGCGCGATGCGCCGCTACAACTGCCACCCGGAGCAGCTGCGCACCCCCACGGCCCACGTGAGCATGCGCAGCCTGCACCCCAACCACGTGTGGCAGATCGACGCCTCGGTGTGCGTGCTCTTCTACCTGCCCCGCGGCGGCCTGGCTGTGATGGAGGAGAAGGAGTTCTACAAGAACAAGCCGCAGAACATCAAGCGCATCGAGAACGACCGGGTGATCCGCTACGCGGTCACCGACCACTTCAGCAGCGACTTCTACCTGGAATATGTTCTGGGGGCGGAGACCGCCGAGAACCTCACGCGGGTGTTCCTCAATGCCATCCAGGCGCGCGCCACCGACGATCCCCTCTGCGGCGTGCCCTTCAACCTGATGATGGACCCCGGAAGCGCCAACACCTCGGGCCTGTTCATGAACCTGCTCGAGCGGCTCAAGGTGAATCCGATCGTGCACCTGCCCGGCGCCGCGCGGGTGACCGGCCAGGTCGAGAAGACACACGACATCATCGAGTGCAAGTTCGAGTCGCGCCTGGCTTTCCATCGCGTAGCCGACCTGGCGGAACTCAACGCCCGCGCCACCCAGTGGCGCAAGGTGTTCAACGCCACGGCCCGTCATAGCCGCCACGGCCTGACCCGAAACGCCATGTGGCTGACGATCAAGGAGGAGCAGCTGCGCAAGGCGCCGCCGCTGGAGCTGTGCCGCGACCTGGTCACCACCCGGCCGGTGGAGGTCACCGTGCGCGGCGATCTCAAGGTCTCCTACGCCATCAAGGGCTACGGCAGCAACGAGTACGACGTGCGCTACATCCCCGGCGTGGTGCCCAAGGCCAAGCTCACCGTGGTGGTCAATCCCTACCGGGCGCCGGCGATCGACGTGCTGGTGCTCGATCAGGAGGGCAAGGAAGTGGCCTACACGGTGGAGCCGGTGAAGAAGACGGACGGCGCCTTCGACGCGGCTGCTCCGATCATCGGCGCCACCTACCACGCCATGCCGCAGAGCGTGGTGGACGATGCCCGCAAGGCCGTCATCAAGGACGCCTACGGCGCCGAGAACGAGCGCGAGGTGGACGCCAAGCGCAAGGCCAAGACGCCGGCCTACGAGGGGCAGATCAACGTCTTCGCCGACGTCGAGAACGCGACCGTGCCGACGTACATGCCCAAGCGCGGCCGGGATCTCGGCATCGACGGCCGCGGCCGGGAGATCGTGCCGCTCAACCACGTCGACGCCGCCAAGCTGCTCAAGGCCAAGCTGGGCGACGCCTGGACCGCAGACCGCTTCCAGTGGCTGGCACAGCGCTTCCCCGAGGGCGTTCCCCAAGACCAGCTCGACGCGATCGCCGCCGAGCTTTCCGGCCCCCGCGCGGGCCTCTCAAAGCCGCTCACGCTGGTGCGGGCGGCGTCAGGAGGTGAGTGATGCTGAAACTGAAGAATGTCCTCAAGAGGCTCGGCTGCAAGCAAGCCGACCTGGCCAAGGCGCTCAAGGTGTCGCCGGCCACGGTGGCGCAATTGGTCAACCACAGCGAGTGGCCGCTGAGTCTCGACCGCAGCGCGCTGGAGGAGGGTATTCGCGCCTTTCTCACGGCGGCCGGCGCCGAGGAGGCCGAACTGGCCACGGCCTTCGAGGAAGTCGATCAGATGGATCTGCGGGAGCGCGTGCGCGCATTTCTCGCGGACATCGGTGCCACGCCGGCCGATCTGGCCGGCGTTCTTGAAGAAGTGAGCGAGCCGCGCGCCAACGCAGCCCGCTCGGTCTCCCCGTCGAAAACGAGCGCCAGCGAAGTTTCGGCGTCAGCCAAAACTCAACCCGATCTCAACCAGGAGGACTCCATGCTACTCCGTAAGCAGACCCTGTTTCCAGCCGCCCGCAAGCACTTCGGCCTGTTCCGCGACCCGTTCGCCGAGGACGCCATCCAGTCCCACGAGGACATGTACGTGAGCCCCGACATCCGCTACGTGCGGGAGGCGATGCTCCAGACCGCCAAGTTCGGCGGACTGCTCGCCGTGGTGGCCGAGTCCGGCGCCGGCAAGACGACGCTGATGCGCGACCTGGAAGACCGCATCGTGCGCGAGAACCAGCAGATCGTGCTGATCAAGCCCTACGTGCTCGGCATGGAGGACAACGATCAGAAGGGCAAGACCCTCAAGGCCACCCACATCGCCGAGGCGATCATGGCCACCGTCGCGCCCCTGGAGCGCCCGAAGAGCAGCCCCGAGGCGCGCTTCCGCCAACTGCACCAGGTGCTGCGCGAGTCTCACGCTGCCGGCTACCGCCACTGCCTGGTGATCGACGAGGCCCACGCGCTGCCGATCCCGACGATCAAGCACCTCAAGCGCTTCTTCGAGCTGGAGATGGGCTTCAAGAAGCTGCTCTCGATCATCCTGATCGGCCAGCCGGAACTGAAGGCCAAGCTCTCCGAGCGCAACCAGGACGTGCGCGAGGTGGTGCAGCGCTGTGAGATGGTCGAGCTGGCGCCGCTCGACGGCGGTCGCCTGGAGGAGTACCTCAAGTTCAAGTTCGACCGCCTGGGCAAGCCGGTGGGCGAGGTGATCGATACCAGCGGCGTCGAGGCCCTGCGCGCCAAGCTGACCGTCGCTACCCCCCGCCGCGACCGGCCGGAAACGGTGTCGCTGCTGTATCCCCTGGCCGTGGGCAACCTGCTCACTGCCTGCATGAACCTCGCCGCCGAGATCGGCGTGCCGGTGGTGAATGCCGACGTGGTCAAAGGGGTGTGACATGGGCGCCCTGCTGCAAATGATCAACCACGGCGCCGCGGCTCCCCAGGTCGCCCAGCAGGTGGCCGTGCAGCACGAGCCGCGCGTCTTCAACGCCTCGTTCCTGGAGCGCCTGGCGCAGCTCAACTCGGCCTCCCGCGAGCTGCGCCGCATGGGTCTGCACGTGGTCTGGAGCCGCCTCGCCGGCCCGCGGCCGCAGGCCCACATCCAGCGCAACGCCAATGAGTCGCTGAAGTGCCTGCTGGACCGCATGGGGTCGCTCACCTTCCGCAAGCAGGACGGCTGCACCCTGGTGTCGGGCGTGTTCGAGGGCGTGACCGTGAGTTGGGTGGAGCCGGCATGAACGGACCGACCATCACGATGGCCCCGACGATGGCCAACCCGGAGGCGTTCGACAGCGTGCCCGAGCTGCGCGAGGAGTTGCACCGTGCCAACGGCCAGATCCTCAAGCTCTCCGAGCAGCTGCACCGACTCACTTGCGTCACCCAGGACGTGAGCGAGTGCCTCGCACGCCTGGTGGTGGCGCACATGGAAGGCAGGGGCGACGTTGTTGCGCGGGAGCTGGATACGATCGTCGCCCGCCACGTCGTGGTGACAGGCAAGCCGAAGGGAGGGATGCACTGATGCGCACCCGCTGCCCGAGCTGCGGCGCCACGCTCTCCCTCGACGCGCTGATCGCCCACGATGCGGCGCGCGAGGCCCTGGCGGCCGTGTTCAAGCTCTCCGGCCCCCTCGGCGCGGCGGTGATCCGCTATCTGGCGCTGTTCCGGCCCGAGACGCGGGAGCTGACGATGGACCGGGTGGCGAAGCTGCTCAACGAGATCCTGCCCGACCTGCAGGCGTGCCGCATCAGCCGCAACGGCCAGGTGTGCGACGCGCCGGCCGAGGCGTGGATCTGGGCGATCGAGCAGGCCCTGCAGGCGCGCGACCACGGCCGCCTCACCCTGCCGCTCAAGTCCCACGGCTGGCTCTACGAGGTGATCAGCAACTGGCGGCCGCAGGCCGGCCAGGTGGTGGCCGCCGGCGATGCCCGCCAGTCGCTGGCGAAGCCCTCAAAGACGCTGTCGGCGATCGCCGCCCTGGAGGAGCGGGCGCGTGGCTGAGAAGTGGCTGGAACGGGAGATCGCCCGCGGGCTGCAGGGGCTGCTCGCACTGCGCCTGCTCGGCTCCCCGGCCGAGGACAGCATCGAGCTGACCCTTGACGTGTGGCTGGCGGCGCTGGAGGGCGCCTCGGTGGGCTGGGCCGAGCACCTGGACGCCGACCGGGTACGCCAGGGCTTCCGCACCTTGTTCCGCATCTGCGATCGCTGGCCGGCGCCCCGCCAGCTGCTAGACAACCTGCCGGCCCGGCCCCAGCCGCCGCCGGCGCTTCCGCCGCCTCGGATCACGCCCGAGCAGCGGCAGAAGAACCTGGCCAGGCTGCGCGAAATCTCCGCAATGCTGGCCCGAAGCAAACGGATGTTCAACGAAGGAGGTGAAGCATGAGTGCAATACCACAAGGATTCTGGCAGGACGCGAAAGGCTGCCTGGTGCCGGAGTCCATGATCAAACCCATCGACCGCGCCCGCGACGAGCTGGTGCGCGACCTGGGCGACCGCGCCAAGCAGATGAGCAAGCTGCTGCGTGAGTTCAAGGACCGCGTGTTCCAGGACATCGACGCTTTTGTCGAGCTGTCGGCCGAGCAGTACGAGGTCAAGCTGGGCGGCAAGAAAGGCAACCTCACGCTGTACAGCTTCGACGGTGCGCTCAAAGTGCAGGTGGCGATCGCTGAGCACATGGTGTTCGACGAGCGCCTGCAAGCGGCCAAGCAGCTGATCGACGAGTGCATCCTAAAGTGGTCCGAGGGGAGCCGGGACGAGATCAAGGTGCTGGTGCAGGCGGCTTTCCAGACCGACAAGGAAGGCAAGATCAACACCGGGCGAGTGCTGGCCCTGCGCCGTCTCGATATCCGCGACGAGAAGTGGCAGAAGGCCATGCAGGCGATCGGCGAGAGCCTGCAGGTGGTCGGCAGCAAAGAGTACGTGCGCTTCTACGAGCGCATCGGCGACTCCGATCAGTACCAGCCGATCAGCCTGGACATCGCGGCGGTGTGACATGGCCAAGACCACCGGAACCGTTACCGTGAAGCGCAGCCGCAATGGCACCACGATCCGCGCGACGGGGGCAGCTGCCCAGGCGCTCTTCGATGCGATGGTGAGGTCTGCCGAGCAGGCTGCGGCGCCACTCCGCAATGTGGCGCCGGCGCCGGCCGGCGACTCGCCCGCTACTACCGATTCCCAACCCGCTGCGGTTTCGCAGCACTCCTGAAAGGCAAAACGATGACCAAGCAAGACCTGATCCGTCTGATGGCTGAAAACTCCGACCTGAGCGTGAAGCAATGCGACCAGGCGCTCAATGCCCTGGGCAACGTAGTCCGCGACACGCTCAAGACCGGCGGCGAGGTATCCCTGCCGGACATCGGCAAGTTCTCGGTCGCCGGGCGTGCGGCCCGCGCCGGGCGCAACCCGAAGACCGGGGAAGCCATCCAGATCCCGGCGAAGCGCGTTCCGGCATTCAGCGCCGCCAAGGCTCTGAAGGACGTGGTGGCGGCCTAAACCACCGCCTCAAGCCGCTCGCGTGCGGGCGGCTTCGGGAGATGGTTTGACCAGGAGAATACATGCCGGCCCCGCATAAGAGCACCGACAACCGCCAGCACCTCATCCGCTTGATCCACGTGGCCAAGCGAGATTTGCGCATGGCCGAGGACGTCTATCGCGCCACCCTGCAGCGCATTGGAGGCAAGGAATCGGCCGCCGATCTGTCCATTCCAAAGCTGGAGGCGGTCTTGGAACACATGAAGCGGTGCGGCTTCAAGGTGCGTTCCAAGGCCAAGCCGGCGCCGGCCAAGGCGAAGCCTTCGCGGCCGCTGGCGCGCGACCCGGAGAGCAAGAAGATTCGGGCGCTGTGGCTGTTCCTTCACCAGCTCGGCGTGGTCAAGAACCCGTCAGAGGAGGCTCTGGCCGCCTACGTGAAGCGGCTCACCGGCGTGGATGCTCTCCAGTGGATCGACGGCGAGCAGGCCGAGAAGCTGATCGAGACCATGAAGAAGTGGGCCATGCGCTTCCTGCCCCAGGCCGTCGAGGATCTGGCGAAGGAGGCGGCGGCGCTGCCCCTGTCGGACCTGCAACGAGCCCAGCTCAATACGGTGCTGAGCCGGGCATTCCAGCGGCGCACTTTCGACCCGATGCAGTACGCCTGGGAGAGTCTGAACGAAGTAATCAAGAAAGCGAGGGGGGCACTATGAGCAAGGAATTCCGCAGCAAGGGGCCGGAGCTGCTGCTCGATCTGGCCCAGCACATTGCCAATGCACTGACCGAACTGGCCGGCATGGACCAGGACCAGGCCGAGCAGCTCGGCCGCGAGATCGCCGACCGGATGGCTGCCCACTGGGGTGGCCAGAACATCTATTTCCCGATGGGACTCTCGTTCAGGCTGTCCCAGCGAGACCGGGCGATCTACCACGAGTTCAACGGCCACAACCACAGCGACCTGGCGCGCAAGTACCGGGTGTCGCTCCAGTGGATCTACAAGATCGTCAAGGCCGTCCGCGCCGAGGAGATCGCCCAGCGCCAGGGCGACATGTTCGCCGCCGCCGAGTAGAAACGGGCCGATCGTGGCCCGTTTCTGATTTGCACCATTCGCAAGGGTCTTTCAATCGACCCTTCCCGTTTCCTCCCGTATCATCCCCGTTCATCCCGATTTATCTCGGTTCTCCTTGGGGATTTATCTCTCTCGTCTTCAGGCTGGGGCCTTCAGCGGCGCCCTTGTTGGCCGCCTCCATGATGCCAGGGCCACCGCCCGAAATGACGGCAAAGCCGGCTTCCGAGAACAGCCGCGCCACCTCGACCGTCAGCTCGTAGCGCGGATGTCCTGCCGGAATGCGCGCGCTGCCGAAGATGCTCACGGCGGGCCGAATCTGCGAGAGTTTCTCGGTGGCTTCGATAAACTCCGACATGATGCCTAGCACGTGCCAGGACTCGCGTGCCTTGGTGGCTGTGGCCCGCTCGATGCTCACCACATCGCGCAGGCCGGGTATCCGCTTGCTGTTGCCCAT